GCCTGTCCCACTTAATCGTTGCACAATCAGTGGACGCTGATAAACTAACTCGAGCCCTACCATGGATCGCCAGAACAGAAGAAGGACTCTTCCACATCCTGGCCGGTGATGGGGTGGCGGAATACGTTGACGAGTTGGTTGAATTCACCGGGCACGATGACCCTAACGACGATCAGGTCGATTTTACATCAGGTGCATTCAGAATGTTAAATGAGACTTTCGAAGCGGAGTCTGTGGTTTTTGACTAAAAGAGCCGATATCTCTATGGCAGTCAGATTCAGAATAAGATGTTTTCCATGCGGCCGCTTTTATGTTTACAAGAGGGCCGGAAAACGTTGGGAATACGTTTATGGAACTGAATACCGCAAAAAAGCTGAAAACAAATTGGCCGATCTTTGGTCAGACTTCTTAGGTATGGAGATTTAACATGTGGCCATTCAGTCAAATAAAACTGAATCATCAAATTAAGCAGGAAAAACTCCGTAGTACTCTTGCCCATGAAATCAGCCAGAGAACAGTCAACGAACATATCCGGGGCCTGACCGGTGGGTTACATAGTCCGATCATGTCAGAGGGTTTACCCGAGTGGGCAAAGGATAAGGACGAAACAAGCTGGCAGATGATCAACGGCCAGCGGATCCCCCACCGGTACACCGAAGAGGATTTGCGGGATATGCAACGCAAGGCCCTGGAACTCTCCTATCGACCTGGGGCCAGGGCCATCATTGGCACGCTTGAGAATTTCGTGATCGGGCAAGAATCGATAATCCGGTGTGATGATGAGAATCCAGAGGTCCAGGAATATTGGGATGAATGGTTCAGAATCTCTAAATGGGACATGAAGGACAAAGAGAGTTTCCGGCGGTACATCCGGGACGGTGAGGTGTTCAGTCGGTTTTTCAATCCGAAATCAAATAATGCGATACCGCCCAACAAATACAGTCACCTGTACACTCGTTTTGTGGAACCGCTGGAAATATTGAATCATGATGGTGGTCTTAACTCAACCTATGGCATCGAAACGGATCCAGACGACATTGAGACGATTATCTCATTTTTGAGACGGCAAACCAAACAGGATGGCCAACAGGAAGACACACACATAGATCCCAGCGACATGGTGTTCTTCAAGATCGGATCCGACAGCAACATGAAGCGGGGAATTACTCACCTGGTGGGCGCTGCCGAGTACATCGTTAAATACGAGGAATGGCTTGACGATCGGATCAAGCTAAACAAGATCCGCACTTTGTACGGATTATTCGGAAAGGTCGATAACCCGGCCACGGACCTGACCGCATTGAAAGCTAAGATCAATAACGACACCGAGGGAAAGACAGCATCAGGTGAGGGCACACCCAAAAAGGCGTTGCGGAATCCGGCCGTCATGTTGCACCGGGGCATAGAATGGGAATACAAAGACCTAAACATTAAGGCCCAGGACACCAAGGACGATGGCCGGGCCATACAACTGCAGATTGCGGCGGCCGTGCGTCTGGCTGAATACGTGGTACGCGCCGACGCAAGTAACTCAAATTATGCGAGTACCATGGTATCTGAGAGCCCCATGGTAAAGGAATTTGAGGCCCTACGCGACCGACACAATTCCTATACGAACATGATCAGCGGCATGGTACTGGGCTATGGGATCAGAACCGGCCAACTGCCTGCCATGAGTACCAAGACCACCACACCCGAATCGGTAAAGGCAATGAAGGGCCTTATTGACGAATGCCGGAAACGTCTTGATGACTATCGATCTGGCCTATGTGACCAGGTCATTGCAGCCATCTCTGAGAAAACAGAGCCAATCCCCACACAGACCACGGTCACCCGCGAATACCCGCCATTGATCCACAGGGACGTCAAGCATGATACCGAGGCCATCAGTATGCAAATGGAGAGAAAGCTGGTGAGCCGTAGAACTGCGTCGGCAAAGTTGGGGTATGATTTTGAGGATGAAAATGAATTGATCAAAAAAGATGATGATGATCAATTCGACACGGACCAAGAACGCCAAAAGAAGGAGGCCAAGGAATCATGGTAGAGATTAGAATGTGTTGCCCAAGTTGTAATTCAGACTGGCAGATCGGATGGGAATCATTTAATGCGGTAAAGGAATACCTGTTAATCGGGATAGGTAAACTGAAAACCGGCCTTAGAACCTTCCATCAGTGCAAATGTGCCCAATGCCAAAAGGTATTCAACATCAAGGATCTTCACCTATGAAACGACGCACAGTAAACGCCAGTGAGGTAGCCCCTATTGAGCAGGGCCGGTATTGGAGAACGAACGGTCGCAAGGAAAAGGTACATCTCCCATCCCTGGCATTCCGTCAACCTGAGATCCCGCTTGAAATAGGGGATTTCGTGAGCATATACGTCGAAAGCTGCAAGACCCCGTTTGAGGTCGTTGTGGTGAAAACTGAACCTGAAGTAATTGGAATTCTACAAGGATTAACAGATGCTGAACAAAGCTGAAAAGAACAGGTTGGCATACCTGAAGAAAACATGCCTGGATGATGACGCCATGCCCCTGCCTGACGCCGAAATCGACAAATTGACTGAATTGTCTGAATTGTCTGAAAAAGAAGCGGTACCAGGCCCGGCCAAGGCCAAGAAGGAAAAAGAGCCGAAAGGGGATGTTCCGGAGTTTCCCGGTTCAAAGTACATGGGATCGCTTAATGGCGTTCCGCATTACATCCGTGAGTACAAGATTGACGGTTATGCCCGGGGCACCAAGGAAACACGAAGCGAGGCATTCCGCGTTACCAATGGTAAAAAGCAGATCATCGGTAATCGTTTCGGTGATCGCTTGCTGGCCAAACTTAAGAAATAATAGCCGTTATTAGGCCCGAATCGCAATAAGTGTCCTAAAATAGGACACTTATTGCCTATCTTAATACAGAGACAGATATCCCAGATTAATGAGTAAATACGATGAAACATTCCTGAAGGGCATAAGGAATTTTGAGCAATACCGCCTTTTGCAGTATCGACAGATTCTTGAGGCCCTTGACCTCGCGGCCAACCGCCTGACTCAGAAGATTCTGAAGTTTGAGAAAGCCGGTAAGATCCCACCTGGCCGTGAGTTGGCCCTACTTCAGCAGGTCAAGGATGAGATGAACGCGGTACGCCCCAAGATCAGGGCCACCATTCAACGGGGGGTCAAGAACACCATAGACATGTCGTTCAAGAACTCCATACACTCGGCTGAGGCGGCGGGGATTGGCGAGAGGTACAAAGTTCACATCGGCACGAGCTTCACGGCCAAGAGCGGCCAGATAATCCGGTACAACGCAGCCAAGGAAGTATTCGCTGACTCCATGTGGGCGCGAATGAACAAAGACGCGTTTGATGCGGTGATGGCGTGGAATCCCGGTGGCCAGTCATTTTCAGATCGGATATGGAATTTCACATACCAGGCCCGACGTCAAATGATGGTGCAGGTCAAGGCCGCTGTAATAGAGGGCCGGTCGGCGGCAAGGCTGTCAAGGGACCTACGTAAATTCCTCATCGATGATAACTTTCGGATGGGTAAAGCTTTGAAGGATTTCAGGCCGGGATCAGGGGTGTACAAATCAGCTTCAAAGAACGCTCTACGCTTGGCAAGGACAGAATTGACCAGGGCATGGGGAGAAGGGATTCAACGGTACGCGCAGAATAAAACATGGTCTGACGGGGTTGTGTGGCACTTTTCAGATGTATCGAAAAGTAAGCCGTGCTGTGATGTATGCCCTGGACGGGATAATGAATTTTATACACTTGAGGAATTCGAAGCCCTTGAGCCAGGCTATCCAGCCCATCCGCATTGCATGTGTTGGATTATCCCTCATGTTGATCCTGCTGTGGCTGCTCAGTTTTCTGTGTGAGAATAGAGTGTATCTTTCGTTCAAATGACCTAAAAAACAACTTTTGACAGCCTGAGAACGATTTCCAGTATTCATAAGAAGGCTGAGTAATTTTTTCGCAGGTTCGAAACCCTTGTAGAATACCAAGTCGATATTGTATAGATTTACGAATTGCCCATAATTGACATAACCGTAAATCCCATACAGTAAATGGATTTTTCATCCTATCCCCTTCTTAATAGCCTGCTGCTCAGTTTTAAAGTTGAACTATGGTATTTTTACCTTTTACGCATGAATTAAAGCAAACACCAGCGGACAGCGAATTTATATCAGTGGTTTTGTATGCTTTACCATTTGTGATTGAAACAAAATCGCCAGAACTGAGTCTTTCACCCGCAATAACATCTCGTATATGTGTAGTGTCTACATAAGCACACGATGACGCCATGCATCCATCTATATAAGATGAAACCTGTTTCGATGGTGATGAGGCATTGTGGAAGTCTTTGGCCTTTTGGTCTAGGTTCTCTGGTTTCAATGCCTCTTTTATGGCTATCGGAGCAATCCCGAGTAATTGTAGAAATCCTCTTCGTTTCATCCTATCCCCTTCTTAATAGCCTTGATAGCAATATCAGTGTCCATGCCTTTTTCTGACTGATCTTATTTGTCTCAGTCGCATCATATTGAATATCCCAGGTTGCCGGCCTTGCTCCCATCCTTCGAATGTCCTGCTGTTGAATTTATATTTCTTTGCGAATTGCTCAACTGTCAATCCTGTACTCTTCCTGAGTTTAGTTATTGAACTTTTATCCATGTTTGAATTATACGCACCAAATACGCACGTTGTCAATATCTTTATCATATTTTCAGATTATCCCGATTTTAATGTCATGAAGACTGAAAAGTTCATCACATTGACTGAATCGTGTTTCGCTGAATCCAAGTTTGACGAGAACCTGGGTATCATCACCGATGTCTTGATCCTGGGACAAAAGAGTCGTAACAACCGGGAATACATGTCTGAGGCCATGGCCAATGCGGTTCCTTTGTATGAGGGTGCAAAGTGTTTCTTAAACCATATCACGCACGCAGAGGCAATGTCATCTGGCCGGGATGTGGAAAAAATAGCAGGACGATTTGAGGGAGTCACATTTGACGCGGCTCGTATCCAGATCAGGGGAAACATGAAGATACTGGAAAACGATCCCGCCGGTAACAAGCTGAAGGTCATTGCTGAACAGATGCCAGACGTTGCCGGGTTCTCCCATAACGCTCAAGGAAAAATGCGTCATGACAAGGGAACTGATTTTGTGGACGAGATCACGCGCGTGATCAGCGTGGACCTGGTGAGCGATCCCGCCACGACAAACGGAATACACGAAAACGAAGAAATGGAGGTCCTAATGGACTGGTCTAAACTGAACATTGCAGACATGAAAATCAATCGTGCCGACATCTACGAAGCCCTGATTAAAGAGGGTGCAGACGGTCGAAACGACGAAGTAAACAAGCTCAAAGAGGCGAAGGATGCCGCCGAGAAGGTTTCAGATGAACTCACCGTGAAAGAGTCTATCCGCCAGAAAGAAACGGATGTGGCAAAGGCACTGAAAGAGTCGAAACTTCCCGAGAAGGCAATCACCGACGTCTTTACGTCCCAACTCATGGATGCCAAACCGGAAGACATGCAAAAGCTTATCGAGGACCGCAAGGAACTCGTAGCCAATGCCACCGGCGGCGTCAAGGGTATGGGCGAAGGCAAGCAGGATGCTGGCAGCAAGAAAACGGCTAAAGAGATTTCCGAAAGCCTTGACATCTAAGACTTGCCTGAAACTGAAACGTAATTTGTAGGAGGCCATTACAATGGCTAGGAATGAAAAAGAACGGTACTTCAACGGGCCTCAGAGCGTTGTAGAGTGTCCTGTTGAGACCGGTACCATTATTGATAAGGGTGATTTTGTGTGCCTGATTTCTGGGTATGCAATTCCTGCCTCTGATATTTCAGACGCCGGTAACGAGGCCGCAAACCGTGAAGCTGCAGCCGACGCATTTGCTGGAATCGCAATGACATCGACGACCACGGGCAAAACAGATCCCATCATGGTGGATATCAGCGAGCTTGCCCAGTTCAATCTTGACCTGGAATCGGCCGCTGCACACTCCGTTGGTGACCTGTTGGAAATCTACGCCACTACGGCGGCCGTGAGCCGGAATACCCTAGTGGCCGGGACCACAAGCCCCGTTGCAGTGGTCACCAAAGACCAGTCGAGCCAGGCACAGCAAAGGGCGAGATTGTTCCCGCAAAAGATTTTCACTAGCACAGACCCGTAAGTTAATTTAGGCAATAAGTGTCCTAAATCGGACGTTTATTAACTATCTTAACATTAGGAGAAAGTACCCATGTTGCACAAAAATCAAATCATCAAGCTCCTGAAAGAATCGGGCAGTACGGCGAAGGCCTGCCAGGTAATGGAGCATCGTTTTGGCCTTCCCGAAACCGATCCAAAGCGATGGGTCAAAGAAGATTTCAGCCTGAAAGAAATTGCCGAGGCATGCGGCGGCGACACCTCGCAGTCTTCGTACCTTCAGGGCCTACCCGTGTTCAGTGAAGCGGTAACGGCCAGCCAGTTTCAGACCTTGGTCGGTACGCTGGTGTCCAAGATCGTTATGGACGCATACCAGGCAGAGGCCCGGGTTGCGGATCTGCTGTATGACAAGTTCACATCTTCGTTGGAACTCGACAGGATTCCTGGCGGTTACCTGAATGGGACGCTTGAGGATGTGCCCGAGGCCGGAAATTATCCGCATACGGCTGACATCATGGAAAAATACGTCACGATGAGCCACGGAAAACGTGGTTTAATCCTGGATGTAACCGAGGAAGCAATCCGGTTTGATCGTACAGGAATCGTGATGCGTGAAGCGACCAAACTCGGCACGAGAATGGCCCGAGACCGTGAAGTACGGGCAATCAAAACCGTACTGGATATCACCAGTTATAAGGCATGGTATCCGTCTGGCACGAATGCTGATCTGTATCAAAATGCTCAGGGTTCAGGTGATGCCCATGAGTATGACAACCTGGTCACGAACATCCTGGCTAATTACACGGACATCGACGCGGCCCGGCTCGTGCTGAAGTTGATGAAAGACGACAAAGGCGAGCCCATGGTTGTCGATCCCAAGATCCTGCTGGTACCGGAAACGCTGTTTGTTACGGCTACCCGGATCATCAAGAACACGATATTGTCAGGCGCGGCAAACTCGGAAATGAATCCGTTCGCCAACGCTTTCAATATTGTTAGTTCGCCGGATCTTGATGAAGAGGACACGACCGACTGGTTCCTTGGAGATTTCAAGAAACAATTCCTTGAGAAGGTCGTCATTCCTCCACAGGTCGTCAACCGTGGCCGTGATACAGCCGAAGGATTTAACCGTGATATCGTCGCCAGCTACAAGGTGCGGTATGATTCGTTCTTCGGCTCGACCGATTACCGGTTCGTGGCCAAGTCTGACGGATCTGCTTGACATTAGGCATTGACCTGGTTAAAGTAATGACTCAGGGACGGGCGTTTGTCCCGTCCCTTTTTTATTGGAGAACAACATGAAAACGAAAGTATTTTCAATTCTAACAATTGTGATGATTCTCGGAATCATCGGTATTTTTTCGCTCGATCCAGTAGATGCACAGTTTATTTCACGTCTCAAGAATTATTCGCTTGAGGACATGACGATCTTCGGTTCCACCACTGTCGAAGATCTTGATTTTACTGCGACTGATACCGAGCCAGGCACAACCGAAGGCATGGTGTATTGGGATGATTCAGAAAACGGATTGAAACAATACGACGGGTCGTCCTGGGTTGCCCTGGGTGGCGGAACATTTGCCGGGGGTGCGGTCACAGACAACATGACCATGACATCAACCAAGGTCATGAGAAGCACAACCACCACGGACCACACTACCGGGATCAGTGTCTACGACAATGATACAGGCCCTGGATACGTGAACGCATTCGGTGTAACGAACGGAAATACCCCTGCCATCGTGATGGGGTCTGCAAGCGTGACGGCTGCAATCACCTCCAGCGATTGGGCTATCGGTACCACTGGTATTATGACAGGGATCGGTGCTGTAACTACAGATGGACTGGCGACATTGGCCCTTGGAGCAGACGTATCAGGAGCGGCCGTCAATCTGAACGCTTCGAGCAATTTCGCTGTAAATGTTGGGACTGGCACATCGACAGGAACGGTCACAGTTGGAGGTACTGGCATTCAGTCGATATCTATTGGCAATGGGGCAGCGGCCAAGACTGTAGCACTTGGATCTGAAAACACCAGTTCAACGACAACGATAAAGTCTGGATCTGGTGGTGTGGTAATTAACGCAGGTGCGGTAGATGATCCTGTCAATATCGCAACGGGCGCGTCCACGGGTACGGTAACGATTGGCGGTTCAGGGGCACAGACAGTCGCCATCAATGACGGGGAAGGAGCAAAGACCACAAGTCTAGGATCTGTCAACACCACATCGACGACCACGATAAATTCCGGTTCGGGCGATATTACAGCCACGGCAACCGGCGGTGATATCATTCTGGTGCCGAATGCTTCGGTTTCAATGTCAGATAAAAACGTCACGAATGTGGGCATCATTGATGTGGACACGATCCGCGACGACGCCACCGCTACAATTGGATATTTCCTAAAAACTCGCAAGGTAACGATTGGTCATGTCGGTGATGCAACTGCTGATTTCCAGTGGACCACGGCCGCTGATCATACTGCCCAGAATATTGACCTTGGGGCTGTTGTACCGGCATTTGCCCGAGTTCTTGATGTGACTGTAATCTGTACTGAAACGATGGTCGGTCAAACGAACATGCTCTTGGTTCTCGGCAATCAAAGTGCCGGTACAGAGTTTATCGCCTCAACTGATTGCGATACGATAAACAACTCAATTGCCGGGGCCGCTGCCGGAACTCCGTTTGTGGCAATCAATAACTCGGCAAGTAATGTATGGGTCAATGGTGATCCAGACGATAATACATGGGCAGACATGTCTGCAGGAATGTGGACTGTCCTTGTGACATACGTTGATAATAGTGCGGCATCGAGTGCATTATGAAAAAATGGCTATTTCTGGCAATCGTGATGGTCCCGTTGGTTGTCAACGGGACTATCTTCTATATCGTGGAAACGCCCGTTTATGAGTTTGACATCCGGGCCGGCCAACAGATGGCTTGTAATGGGTTTGCGGCCAATGACCCCTGTGAGACCATGCCCTACACGTCCAGCTTGGACGTAAATAGTCCGATGGGCGTGGAGTGGGAATACGCCACTGACCCTAATATGGAACTTCACTGGGGGTTTACGTGGATACCGACAGAGCTTGACGTGGGAACGCATGACATTACGATCACGGCGAAAGAAGACCCCAACGAATCATATCAACCCTTGCGTGTGAACAAGATCATCCGTGTAACCGTGCATCCGCAAAAGAAACCTTGGAAAATATCCGTGGGTGGATGCAGGATAATATCAGTAATTCCAACGGCACCGCCGACTAGACCACGATGAACACGATAATTTAATCACGAGGCATAATATGTCTTTTACCTATGACGAGGTTTGCACAGCTTTATCTGGTTTTGTGGCAGCTCCTGAAACGGCTGTTGATTACAAGGTCGGAGATAAGGAAGTCAGAAACTCCCAGAAATCAAAGTTGTTACTTGACCAGGCAAAGTTCCTGGCACAGTATCCATTAGGTGATTTTGAAACGGTAAGCATTGACATATCCGACGTCAATGAATTCGGGCAAGACTTCACACAAAGAAGCGTACCACAGTAGAAATAAGAGGTAATAAATGGCTGAATTTCTAATATACAACAAGGCCCATTGGATGGATTCACTCACACCCGAAGAGCTAGCCGCCCGTACAGTAACAAATAAGCACTTTCAAGACAAGTATGATTCTCGCTACCAAAAGGGCGACATTGTTGAAGTGCGCCCAGATGGATTTTGGACTGGTGCCAAAGCAAAAGGTCATAACACTAAAGCATTCCGTGTTGTGGCTTGTCCTGAAATGAAGTACGAGGATGCTTTGGAAAAAGCCAAACCACTGACTGAGACTGAGGGTACTGGTGAGTTGCAGACGGAAAAGATCATCAAGCGTCGAGAACACAAAATTACTGTGTTTGAAACGGATCAAATAAAATCAGTCCTGTTGAAAGACTTGGTCATCACGGCTAAGATTAAACCTGTTGCGTGGAGTGCTTAACAATGGCTGAAGTCACAAGATATGTAGATCCTGATGTAGTGGCTGGAGATGGCTCGGGTGATTCGTGGGTTAATGCCTATGCCTCTTTAAATGCTTGGGAAGCTGGTGAGCAGACAAACTTGGTTAGTGATGGAAATACTCATACTGTTCATTTAAGGGCTTCGGCTGGCACCGATGATACTACTTTAGTTGATATACTTGGATGGACTACAGACACCACTCATTTGATTACCATTATTCAGGATGACTTTCCTGCGGATGGAATATTTGATGAGACAAAGTACCTATTAAATAATAATGATTCTAACTCGTATCTCATAAAATTCCATGAAGATTTCATACATGTCGATGGATTACAAGGGTTAGTACAATCTTCTACAGTAGAAAGGAGAGGATTTTGGTTAGCTACAGGAACTAGTGGTGGTGAATTAATATTCTCAGATGTAATAATTAAGGGATCGGCTTCAGGAACGGCTAATACTTATCTGTTAATTAGTGATTCTGGCTGGGTCAGTACTGTTGATATATATAATTCTATATTCTTTGGTCTACCTGCTACTGAAACATCTGGTCAAAGATCCATATTATGGACAACAGGAACAATGAATTTATATAATTCCACTATATATGGAGGCTTTTATGGCATTAATCGGTCTAGTGGAACTGTTACAGCAACTAACTGTGCGATTGGAAATACTTCAAACGATTTCAACGGAACTATAACAGCAGACTATAATGCTTCGGATGATGGGGATGGGACTAATGCGGTGGGTCCTTTGGGAGGTGATTGGACTAATGAGTTTAACGATCCAGCTAATGGTGATTTCTCACTTAAAGCTGGTGGTAATTGTATAGATAACGGAACGAACTCAGGGGCACCCTCGGATGACATCATAGGGACATCACGGCCTCAAGACACAACTACTGACATTGGGGCGTTTGAGTTTGTAGCAGCAAGTGGAATAGTAATTTTAAGACGACGAATGGAGAATGCATAATGAGCCAGGGCATTCAATTACGAGCAAAATTGACCATCAAGGCCGCGATTATAGCTATTTCTTTTGCGTCTATTGTTGGCCTGCTCCTTTCGGGTAGCCCACCTACAATTATCAGGACAGTATCCAGCGTTATTGTCGATACGGTCAAGAGTCAATCCATTGGGACGAGCGCCCATGTCGTGAAGGAAGCTAGCGAACGAATTCTCCCATCTACTACAAACACTTATTCCTCTAGCACCATACCATTTATAAGCCCTATGTTTAGGATTGCCACATCTAGCCCGAAAATCGGCCCATGTGTGAAACTCAGACTTAAAATCAATAGTAAGTTTGCTTCTGTTGGACTTACACCCGCAAGAAGTAACATTACCGCTTTGCAAATCGTTGCTTTTGACGACCTTAGCGGATCCACAATCACACACACAATTAAAAGCTACCCAATTTCTGGATCGTATAATATCAGCGGTACGGTCCAACACTATAAGAGATCCAAATCTTTGCCCTGTTCTATTAGTATATTTCATACAGGGTATTGTACTAAGTATTCGGTTGATTGTCAAGGGTTAAAAATATGAGCCAAGGAATATGTTTACGGAAATATGGCGTAGAGTTTATAGTTGACTTTGATCTTTACGAAGTTGACGGAGTTGACCTTCGTACTGATTGGGTTCCTGCTGCCGCTGACTGCGAAGTTATGAAAGATGGCGGAGCAAGCACACAGTGTACGAACACGGCCACTGATGAGGGGTCAACCTATTCTATTGTCATCACAGCTACTGAGGCTGAAGCGGCTCGGCTTGTTATTAAAGTAGTGGATGCAGCGACAAAAGTATTCCTTGACAAAGTCATAATTGTAGAGACTTACGGCAATGCGTCGGCACAACATGCGTTCGATTTGGATACCGCCACACAAAAAGTTGATGTTGAAACGATAAAAACGCAGGCTGTTACTGCTGCCGCAGGAGTAACGATCAATCCGTCTGTAGGTGCTGCCACCATTGTTCCGACTAATACACAGTTTGAATCCAGATCCTTACCATCGGCTGACTATGTTGTGGTAGGCGACACGATTGCCGGTGTGACACTGGCGACTACAACTACGAAAGTTACTAATGCTGTTGTGACGGATGCGTCTTCCAGAACGGCCTCAAAGGCGACTGGGTTTGCAACACCCACGGACGTGACTGTTGCACACGCAATAACTGATGAAACCATCCCCACCGTTACAGAGATATGGGCACAGACATTGTCAGACCTGGCAGCAGGCGCACCAGACGTGACCACGGAATCGGTATTAGACGGAATTGCCCGGCTGTGGGAATACAACTTTCACAAGGTAATAACGAACACCACGAACGGTGAGGTTGAAGTCTACAAAGCCAACGGTACGACGAAACTGATGGAACAACCAATAAATGATGACGGAACACTTTTCACACGAAGTGCTGCAGGGGCGGCTGACTGATAAGGGATAGCGAATGACTCTTTTAGCTCAGATGAAAACTGATATGGACACCTTCTTGGTTGGGTGGGGTGAGACACTCGTCAGAAGTCGTCTAACGGTTACCTACGACTCTGAGAAAAAAGCCGTTGAAGACTGGACAACGCAATCTATTGAGTTGACCGGCGACTATCAGCCGATGACCGGAAGCGATATCAGGGCCGAAGAGGGCAGAACTGATAAATCAGATGCAAAGGTATACACTGTGTTTGATGAGGATATTCTGTCTGGGGATAGGATCGTTCGTGGATCCGGGTTGCTCATTAACACGGAAAACAAACGAAGGGCCGCACAAGGTTTTTGGTTTCCGGTTGCAGATGCATCTTTCAGTTTGTTTGACTTGGCTATGATAGCAGGATTGTATTGGCCGAGCACGGGTGAAGTTTCAAGCGTCATTACATACTGGCATGTCAACTACATCAAAGACCACGAAGAACACCGGATCGCATTTGTGAGGAAATTACGCAATGCCTAAAAGCGTAACAGGAATAGACGTAGTCAACAAGAACCTTGAGCGTGCAACTCAGGAGATGCTTGCCAAGGTAGTGCTGGCCGTTGATCTTACGGTCAATGATGCAATCATACACGCAAGGTCAAATCACGCCCCAGGGGCACATGCTATGCAGAGATTTCAGTCACGATTTACTCATCTGGTTCCATCGATATTACCAAACAAAACAGTTGTTATTCCGGGCGTATTGGTTGAGGGATCGTATACCGCCAATATGGAATATGGTATATTCGTTGAAAAAGGAACAAAACCAGGGATGCGAAAAGGCCGAGGTGGTAAATCGTACTTTCATCCTGGTACGGCGGCCTATCCTTATATGTGGCCAGCAGCAATGTCTGTGGCGGTTAGATTCAAACAGCGCGTGAAAGAGGCGTTGACGCCCGGGGGTAAATAATGGCATCGATCAAAGCGGCCTTAATGACAATCCTGAACACTGACGCCCAGATCAACAACGCGGCGAATCTGGGAGGCATGCTGGGAAGCAAGTACGCAACATCCCCATATGGAATCTATTATCACCATCCCCCTGCCAAGCCTGTGGCGCCGTTCATCACATACCACATTGGATTTGCCACCGGAGAACAGCCCAGACAGACTGAGGTCAAGTTCACCACATGGGCCGATGACCTGGCGACGATTGCCAACCGCATACACGTTTTACTCGACCGTCAACAGTTGGGAGGGTTGACAGATTACCGGTTCCTACAGTTGATATGGGATTGGCATTCAGAGGAAATATGGGACGAAGATATTGAGTCATACGCACGCGTTGACCGGTTCCTGGTGAAATCCTGGAAAACCTAAGCAAGATATTCGAATCTACCAAGGGCCAGCAAACATGCCTACGAAAAACAATCTGTGAAATTCACCGCCAGATTTACGACCAAATTATCATTGCACTGCATGATCAACCTGATAAACTAAAGCCAATTGTTAAAGACCTTGAGACCGCGTTTATGATGGGTATCAAAATGCATATCCGATTAACCGAGCGCAGGATTGAGGCAATAGACGATTTGTACCCTGATTCAACGGTGGATTGGAAAGAACGAAAAGACCTTAGAGATGAACGCAGGAAATTAGTAGACGGGTTGAAATACCAAAGGATATGGTATGAGAATTTTATGGATAGTTGACGGCCACGGATGGGGTCATGATATCCAGTCTGAGCAGATAGCCGAACGATTACCGAATTACGATCATCACTTCATATCCCGCAAAAGACACCCCTTTCCTGCTGCCAGGAGTGGATACCTGATGGAACGTATGGATGTATTTTTGGAGAGAGTGAGTAAAATAGATTGCGATATAATCATGGCCATGCATATAGCGGCACTGGAACCTGGGATGATGTTAAATGCGGTGGGTAGGCTTGGGATGAAATCAAACGGAGTGGAGATGGAGATACTTACATGAAAATATGTTGGTTGATTGATGATCCAAGTTGGGCTTTCTGTGTATCTCTGAAATGGATTGCCTCAAAGTCTGAAAACGAACACGTATACCTGACCACCAAGGAACTGAACGACAACCATGGTGCACTGGCTGAGATTGAGGCCGATGTATTCGTCTGCCCATACCCGCCGTGGTTAAAGTGCTTTAAATCACTGCACAACGTTGTATCATGCGTCAAGAGCAAAAGAGCGTTTGAATAACCCTACCAAAGGAGAAAAAAGAATGAGCATACCAAAAGAGACACATCTATTGGCTGAACACTGCAAGGGATTTGGCATAAACATCGGGTGCGGATCCGTTCAGATTGGCAATTCCCTGGGCGTGGACATGGCCGACACGCCGGCGGCAGTGATCCGGGCCGAGGCCCAGAGCCTACCATTTGCCGACGACACCCTGGATTATATCGTGGCTTGCAACTCATTTGAGCATGTCCAGGTGGCGCCCGTGATCACCCTGAGAGAGTGGGCCAGGTGCCTAAAGGTGGGCGGTACTGCGGCGGTAGTGGTTCCGAATGCTGAATACGGTATCTGGTCAATGACCGGTGATAGGGGCGTGCCAGGGCGTCTAGTGAAGCCTGAGCGGGAGATGGAACACTTCCACGCATTCAGCCTAAGAACGTTGTCTATGTTGTTTGAGTTTTGCGGATTCAGGGTAATACGCGGATTGGTAATCGACCGGCAACCGGCCAGGCCCGAGACAACTATACTTTGCGTAGGGATGAAGACGGACGGATTTGTGAAATGAATATACTATCCATTGAAAACGCTCTTACATGGTCCTGGGGCCTGTGCATGCCCGGTTACATGGCCCAATGGGATTACGACATCACCAGGATCATCAGACAGCCTAAAATTGACGTGAGGCTGATTTGCGGCACATGTGGTGAGTTTAACCAACGCACGCTGGCACCGATCAGGCTCAACCCGTCTTTGTTGGAGCATTTTGACCTGGTTCTACTGCAGAACCTATGCACGCTCCCACTGATGGATACTTTTGAAAACACAATATGCAGAATAGGCGGCTTTGCTATGGACGAAAAAAGTACCCACCGGTATGACGAATGGCTTGAACAATGCCCGGCCGTAATTGCAACGAACGATTTCCTGATGAATATCGGTATTGCTGCCAATGAAAACACTATTCTGATTCCCAATGGGGTTGATCTTGACAAATTTAGGCCTCAAGCCGAACGCCCGGATCGCAAGTTCACTGTGGGATTCGCGGGGAATATCCACGGGCCAGGGATGGAATACAAGGGGTACAAGTATTTCACTCAGGCCGTGATTGATCTGTATTCAGAAGTGAACCATATCAAGCGGTTGCACGCGCATAATCAGCTTGAACACGAGGATATGGTAGAGGGATTCTACCACAAAATTGATTGCCTTGTTCTCCCTTCCCTGGGTGAGGGATGTTCGAATGTGACCATGGAGGCCCTTGCCTGTGGGGTTCCCGTACTCACTACGCCAGTTGGTTTCCATGGCGAGCGATTACGGCACATGGAGGATTGTTTGTTCATTTGTCGCAATTCAGCCGATATTAAGGAAAAGATCAAAATGTTGAAAGATGATCCATATCTTTGGCAGACGATCAGCGAAAACGGCAGAGAATTTGCCGAAAAGCATCATGACATTAATGTGATAGCCCGGAAATACGATGAAGTGTTCCAGGGCGTATTTGAAAGGCTGAATGATGGGCGATAGAAATTTGACCACGTTGGGCGGCGGTATTCTTAAGCTGAACAATGTCGATGTGGGTTATCTCGATGGTACGGTAAACCTGATTTACGAGGGTGAACCGGTTGATTTCATCCCCAATAACAAGCAGGGCATTGTCCGGCGGTTCAAGGCCTTAGAGCGGATGCGTCTAACCGCGAGCATTGCCGAGATTACAGCGGCCAACATGCGGCTGGCCCTGGGCCAATCTACTGCGATTGACGGGAGCCAGAGTTTCCCGAACTTTGATCCATCCAGCTATTCGCCGGCGGCATCCAGTTCGTGGGATATCATCAACCTTGGCGGCGACAAGTCAGTCAATGAGGTTTCGTTGCAGTTTGCTCATATCATGCCGACCGATTCCGACAGTAACGCATTTGCTATTGTGGTTGTGTTCTACGAATCGGTGAGCAATTTCAATATGAATCTGCCGTTTGATCGAACGACTCAGACGTTTACCGATGTGGAATTTGAAGCTATAATCCAACCGGCCCGATCGGCTGGCGATCAACTCGGATTCATCGCACGACAGGTCCAGGACGCAGGGTAATGTCTGACCGCGACCTGGTCACTCTTGGCGGTGGCACGCTGTCTTTGAATGCCATCGAGACCGGATACCTACATGGGCCGGTCACTCTCCGCTATAAGCGGCTAGGGCTGCGTCTCCCCCCCTCTGACGTATCGCTGATCAATTATGACGGCGTCCGGTATTTTGACGTTGACGAACAGTTGGTCCTTAAATGTTCACAGGCTGAACTGAGCCAATCCGCTTTGCGGCTTGCGATGGGGATCGATACCGGCGACCTCTCGACCGTGTCCGGATCCCCGTCATATAACCCGGCATCATTCAGCCCGGCCACGTCCAGCACTTCATATGATGCGATCAGATTCGGCCACAACAGGGTAAACGTGGCCAATTACCAAAGCCTTTTGTTCGAACATATTGTGCCAGGCACAAACAAAAAGATTGCTTTGATCCTATACCGTGTTTTCTGCCCGTCCAAGTTCGATCTGGTTTTTGGCAAACGAGACATAGTAATTTCAGACTGTGAATGGAATGCAGTCGTAGACAATGACCGGGCGCAAGGCGACCGGGTTGGAATGACAATGATACAGGAGTAAAAAACAATGGAAATCTACCAAGGATTAGAGGTTGGCGAGAAAGTCACCCTTGGATTTGTACGCAAGATCCAAACCGAGTTTAATAAGAAAATTGACAAGATCGATTGGAATAATATGGGCGTTGATGAATTTGCCCGTGTGTTGATTGTGATGGTCAGTGACGCAAATCCTAAGATGAAAGATGTAGCACATAAAGTTGATGCGATACCAATTGATGACTTCAAAGTAGTGATGAATAATTTCAATACATGGATATCGCGTAGTTTTCCGCAAAGCGATGGTGATGAAAGCTCAAAAGTGGGAAACCTGATGGAGCAGGATGGGAAGAAATCTATTTCACCTTAAGTCACGAGTTCGGGTGGACTCCGGACGAACTTGATGTGATCGAATTTCCTACAGCCTGCTCTTACCTAAAGCAGTTAGATAAACGCAGAGAAAAAGTGAATAACCCTGATGTGACGCTTGTAGAACTAAGGCAAGCGTTGTATGCATTCATGGGAATTAAGGACGAAGACGTTGAATCGCAATTGGCAAAAATGCCGATACCAGTAAACAGTGTTACAAAAGAAATGATGGATGCGTGGCACAAGGCTGGCATGCCTTCGCCACCACAAAAGTTCTTCAAAGAATATGGCAGACCTAGGAAAAATATCAGTACGGATAACGGTAGCGACTAAAGAATTGGCAGCCGGCCTTGCTAAAGCAGGGAGGATGTTTAAAACTTTCGGCGTTAAAGTTGGTGCTATGATGAAAAAGTTAACTTTCATGATAGCTGCTCAGTTCAAAAAACTAGGTACTGCAATATTCAATTCAATGAAAAGAATGTTGGCGACGGTAACACGTTTCGCAAAACTAATGGGTGTGGCTTTCGGTGCTTTTCTATTGGCATCAGTTAAAGCATTTGCAAACTTCGATAGTGCTATGACAAAGTCACTTGCTATCATGGGTGATGTATCTACTCAAATGCAGAAACAAATGGAGGAAACTGCGAAGACGATATCTTTCGTGAGTGTTACCTCTGCCAAAGAATTAGCAAACGCGTATTTCTTTCTTGCTTCGGCTGGATTAGACGCAAAACAATCGATCGCTGCATTGGATGTTGTTAATAAATTCGCAGTTGCAGGCATGTTTGATATGTCAAGAGCCACTGACTTATCAACTGACGCTTTAAGTGCATTGGGCCTCAAGGAAAAGGATGCAGTAAAGAACAGAACAAACCTGATAAAAGTCACTGATATACTTGTTGGTGCAAATCGTCTAGCTAATGCCACGACAGAAGAATTTTCACTCGCATTGACTACTCAAGCCGGTGCAGCAATCAAAGCATATAATATTCAGGTAGAGGATGGCGTTGCAGTTTTAGCGGCTTATGCTGACCAGGGCGTAAAGGGACAGCAGGCGGGTACAATGTTCAGTCGAATGATTAGACTGTTGACTGCTGGCTTTAAAAAGAATAGGGCAGAATGGGATAAGTTTGGAATAAATATATTTGATGCTCAAGGCGAACTAAAGTCTATGGGTGTTATTGTGAGGGACATCACATCTGTACTGGAAGGGATGTCTGTACAGCAAAAGGTAGCAACATTGGACTTGCTTGGTTTTAAGGCTAGAAGTCAACAGGCGATATTGCCGTTGTTGGGTTTGGGCGATGCAATTGAAAACTATCGTGATAAACTTATTGGCATGAAGGGTATTACAGATGAGGTTGCGGAAAAGCAATTGAAATCATTCACGTCTCAGTTGAAGATCGCATGGAATAATATCGTCGGTGTCTCGATGGCAATCGGAGAACGCCTTGCACCTACAATCGCAAAGATAGGTTTATGGATAAGGGAAAACAGACGTGAGATTGAAGACTGGGCTATGGCTTTTGCGGATAGAGTTGGTTTTGTAACGGGTGTGATGGTTGATTTCCTGGCACTCTTAAAAACTGATTATCACAGAGGATTCCAGGCTATTACTAATTCGATCATCCAGATAATGCAGGCCTTTGGAGTGTCTTTAATTGAGTTGGGATTCCGCATAGGCGAAGGTGTTTGGAAAGCCATTAAACAGGGAATGTTTAACAAGGGATTGAGCGGCGAAGCACTACGGCAAGCAACGAATGAGATATATAAGGATGAATTACAAAAACGACAAGATAGACTTTTTGGACCAGATAATAACCTGCCCGCACCAACAGGCAGTCGTCAAACAGGTGCTGCATTTGGAATACAAAGAGAAATCTCTGACCCTGCATTATATAAAAGAGCAGGCGAGCAAGCCCAACAAAATTGGCGACGGGCTAATATATCTGGAATTTTTGATGGGTTTGCACAAGAGATAAAGACTAATTTTAACAAAGCCTTTACCGATATCGCTGCTACCAATGGCGAAACAATGGACATCATAGAAAAACGAATGGGAGACCTGGCCCTTAAAGATAACGTAAGAAAGTTTACGGCTATGTGGCAGGAGATAAAAGATTCTGCCCAGCCTTATGTTGACACACTGATCAATATCAAGAACAAAATGACAGCGGCATTTAAGCCTGAGAAAAAACCGGGTGGACCTGATGAGAAAAAGAAAAGAAGGAAACCAGGCGAATATTTCCAGGATTGGGCTAATAGTGTTGGCACGAGTTTTCAGCAGATATCGAGCGTTGTAAGTAGGTCGATGGGCGAGATAAGCGGATCGCTTACTGATTTGGCCATGACTGGAAAAGCCGATTTTCATAGTATGGCAGAATCTATCATCAGAGATGTCATGCAGATGATTATAAGATTGCAGATGTTGAAGGCGGTGACCGGATTATTTCCAAGCCTTTCCGCACCTGTTCCGGTTGATCCGATGGCCGTTACAGCTACGGGGTCAACAGGGATATCTGATTCCTATGCGACGGGTGGCATCGTCGGTCAAACGGCGGCACAAATCCGTGTTCCTCCGCTTGCATTCGCTGGCGCTCCGAGTTTCCAGAATGGGCTTGATCCTGATGCCTTCCCGGCCATACTGCACAGGGGTGAGAAGGTAACGCCCGCTGGATCGGAACCGAATGTAGATATCAATGTGACTAGTCCTGACGTGCCAATTGAGGCCGAAGTGACGGGCATCAGACAGGCAATGGATAGTATGGTGATTGATGTATTCGTTAGAGCAAAGAGACGGAGAGATCCGAGAATGGCGGGGTTCTGATGGCTGATCCTTCAAGTTTCCCGGTTCTGTCGATTGGTATTGATGCGAATAGTTGGAGATTCAAACCAGCTTCATCGCATATTATCGAATCAAAAATGGAGAATGGCCTTCGGTCAACTAGGGCCAGGCATACATGGACGCCAAACGTATTCCCTGGAATCAAGATATCAGGAATGGATAACCAAGACCGTCTTGACCTTCAGGCGTTTTTTGAGGATACCGTTGGTCATGGATCATTGCCATTCTTGTATTTCAACACGCAAGATTTCCAAACGTATGAGTTCAAGTTTCTGGGTGATATAGATTTCCGTCTTGTGACTAGAATGCTCCCTGAAATGAGATGGAACGCCACAATGACATTTGTAGAATCGGGCCAGACACACGCATACGCATGGCCAGGTGGAAGATTAGGCGAAGGCCGGTTAGGATATTGATATGACTGATTTACCCTCAAAAGGTGATTGGGATTGGTGGGCAGAATTAGAAGCATGGTTGTTGACTGACCATTCTGCCACGGGCACACATGATTTGTCTTCGATTGCTGCTTTGCAGTTGGACACGATGTACAGTAGTGCAAGCCCCGTATTCAACGTGATGCACGATGATTTCGGCGCGGCCGGTGATGGTACCACGGATGACGTGGTCCCGATCCAGAAAGCTATTGACGCGGCCATTGCCGCCGGTAAGGGGATTGTTCTCTTGCCCCCTGGAATATACGCTACCACTGATGAGATTGTGTTGGCAAATCCCCTGGCAAGAATAGATGACATCAGTATCTGGGGGTATGGTGCAACCATCCTATCGACTACGACAGGTTCCATACTGAGAGTAGGAGACAACACGGGTCCATTCGGATGTCAATATGGTGGTGTACATGGGTTAGCTTTAGAGTCAACCACAGCAGCGGTCGGATTACAAATAGTCGGAATGGGTGTGTACAAAAACACGTTCAGAGACATGTTGATTGAGGGCAAGGCTGTTTCCATAGCGGATAGCACAGGTATCGAATTATATCCAACCGGTAAAACTGTTTATGATAATAAGTTTGACCATATCCTTGTCGCTAAATGGGATGTAGGCATCAGTGTTGGGTATGATTTCAATGCATCGACGGGAATCTCAGCCTTAAATGCCCCCAACGCAAACAAGTTTCACGATATCATAATGACCAACTGTGACACTCACGGTCTGTATGTTTACCGGACAGCGGGAATGTTTTATTCTGGAGATTTCGAGGGTATGGCATCTGCTGGAGTTGCATCAGATATCGAATTGAGTACTTCGGCAAATTCAAACACTTTCCAGTGTCGTCACGAGAGTAGTAAACCTCCTATGATCATAGGTGCAACCTGTATTAAGAATTTAATATTGTCACAGTTTTTTACTGCTGGCTATACGGATAATTCAACAGGTGAAAATAACATCCAGATTGGAACTGATGGCAACCAAGCATATATTCGGTCGAAATTTGGCAAATTCGGAAACCTACGTAATCTAGCAGGGGATAGCTATCCACTTGATGTGGCTTTTATGCATGATTCAAAGCGGTTTTACTCAACGGTAACTCTCATTAAGTCTATTGATGTCGATGCTGCTGAAACTGGTACAGATATCGATTATGTATTAGACAACACCGTGGCAAATACTACTGAACAGGTAGTCACCATAGTTGATGCAATACCTGCTTATGGCGAAATATTATCAGTGCATTTGCGATGTTATGAAACTGTGGTGGGATCAGGATCGGCCGTGATGTCTGTTGATGTTGGCAATGCCTCGGGAGGTGATCAATTGTTGGCAGCGGCGAATATTGATACCGCCAATGATGTATCTAGTACGGCATCAGGCAATGGACCAAAGATTGCGGCGACTAGTTCTATTAATACAGTTTACATAAATTTCACGCCAACAGCAGACTGGGACACATTGACTTCTGGTCGTTGGCTTATAATGGTTACCTACATAAATTACGGCAGAATGAAAACGCTTAGGGTTGGATAGCTTAGGAGAGTGACATGACCGAGAAGGAAGAATTTAACCGAATCCACATAAAGCTAGACAACATTAATCAGAGGCTGTTTGTTGATAATGGCAAACCATGTATCCAGACCAGACTTGACAGGACGGAGCGCATCCTAAAGGTTGTGTTATGGATTGGTGTGATCATGTTCGGGACTGTTATCACTCAGGTCACCAAAGACGTTATAGACATTTTGCATAGCGACGAAGTCCTCACGGTCGAGGCCAGTAAATGAAAAACCTGCCCGGCGAACTCGTACTACAGAAGAACGTATGGAGCGACAAAAACCCATGGGTTGTATTGGTCCAAATCGATCTACTGGATGACGATTCGACCATCCTTAGGTATGCGGCTAACACACAGGACTTTGAGTACCCAAGAGATTCTGGTATTATGTGGACCGCAATAGGAATACGTCCTTCCAGCATGGAAAACGCACAACAGGGGGCGCTGTCAGAGGTGTCTATTGTAATTACGAATGTTGGCCGGGTACTGATAGACTATCTGATGGACCCTGATGATGTAATTGGTTCAGCGGTGAAACTTATATTTGTAAATGCCGGGCTGACAGAAGTTGACCATTCTTCGCTGGAAGTCAATTATACAATACAGAATTTCAAGGTCGATTCTCAGGATGTTGAGTTTTCCCTTGGTGACGAGACGCTGGTCATCCAGAGGCACCCACCACGGCTGTATTCAACTCTTCAATGTGAATGGGCACCGCATAACTTCAAAGGTGCTGAGTGTCAATACGTAGGCACTGACACGACCTGCAACGGATTGCTTGATTCATGCAGGAATCGGACAGGGGGTAGCAACACAGAACACTTTGGCGGCAATCCTACGCTGCACAACGACGGCCTGAAGGTGGCGATTGCGAATGGCTGATTATCTGATCGAATACCGCGATATTGCAAAACGCATTATGAAAGAAGCGAGACAGAAGACGGTTGTTTGTTGGGAGTTTGTCCATGCTGTCAGACAACACCACGGTTTAAGTTCCCCATTGCAGGATTGGGAGATCAAAGACGGATCAAACATGCAGGCGGCCGCTGAATATTGTTCCGATTGGAAGATCACAGAGCCTATTGAATGGTGCATCAGCCTGTATCGTTGTTCGAAATTCGATTGGCATTCTGGCCT